TAATAGACCCACCAAGCGCTACTGCTTGACCGTTGATTGTAATTTGTCCTGAACCTTGTAATGCTGCATTTGCAACAGAAGTATTTGGTAAAGCAATACTCGCACCACTAGGCACAGTTATAGTATCACCACTATCTCCTAGTTGTACACCTGTCCCTGATCTTGGACTTACTTTATTTACTTTTACTTCACTCATTATCTACCTACCGCCGGTATGTTGTTTGATCCTACTAAAGGATTTTCTGCAAATGCCATATAGATATATTGAAATCCACTTCTATTCATATAAGTGTGTCCTGTTCTTGGCATGAAACCATTTGATAGTAAATAAGGTAAATCTTCATCAGTTTCTGCTCCACTACTTTCTGCAAACAACCATTCCATAGAATCAGCTACATTTGTTGGTGATCTCACTGAATCACAAATTGTCCATTGTTGTCCAGAATCATTACTTCTTTTTACCATAACCCATGCAGGTTTAAATCCAGTATAGATAAAATTATTTGTAGTAGAACCATCGGCACCATTACCAGTATATGTGCCGAATTTACTAAAACCAGGTTTTTCTGCAAAGCAGTAAGCAATCTGATCTTCTGTATTTGTATTTACTTCTCCATCATTTCCAATTGTAAATACAGACGTAGTTGGTTCAGTATCGTACCATCGGGCGTTTGATGTAGCTTCTCCATTTGTAGTGTTAAATCTCATATATTTTGTTGCGCCTAAAGCTGACCAATAAGCAGCCCATTGTTGTCCATTTTCATAGCTCTTTAAAATTATTACTTTTGGTTTTGCTCCAAGACCATGACCTACAGTCGCCCCTGCTGAACCATTACCAGTATATTTAACTATTGATATTCCTGCGGTCGTATTAACTGAAACTGTTGATGCTAAACTTCCATCACTATTAGCTGAACCTGTTCCACCTGCTTTCCAATTCCATGAGGCAGTGCTTGTGTTTGAACCTCCAACATAGTTACTAGAATCAGCACCTAAAGTAAAACCATCACTATCAAAAGATGTTAATGAATCACTAACTGTATGTCCTGCACCAGCTACGTTACTAGAAATAATTTTAGTTGCTCCTCTTATTACATCAAACCAAGAATGGTAACCTGAATCTCTTTCCTTTATCCATGTGAAATCTGGTTGAAATCCAACTCCTGTTACAGATTTATTTGCACCTGTATAAAGTTTAGTATTAAAATGTAATCCTGGTTTATTTATCTGTGCCATTAACTATACTCCTGTGCATTAATTGATTTAGTGCATACTGCTCTGTAATTTGTTGGTGGAGTATATTCAAAAATACCTACTCCATCAGTTGGATTTTGTGCTGATGATACAGCAGTTGTGCCGAAATAACCATTACCAAAATTAAAATGCATTAATCCTTTATTTGTATAACCTCCAGGTGTATAACCATGAACTAAACTTGAAGCTAAATCTGTAGCAGCAGTCCCTTGACTGACTCCATTTTTATAAAATGATATTGTTCCTGCAGTTACATCAAAAGCACACCCAATAATATCACCAGTTGTGTAACTAGCACCATAAGAAACATAACCACTACCATTCCATTTAGTTCCGTCATTTTTGTATAAAATTTCATGATTACCTTCCAAACTACCGTTTGAATTAATAGGATCATCACATATTCCTACACCAAAATCATCGCCTACAGTTCCTACTTTACATTCAAAATAATATTTACCTTTAGCTAAATCACCTAGTGTTGCTATAGCATTATTATTTTGCCCATTTCCTGTTTGTCCTTGTAAAGAACTATTAGTATTTGAATAAGTTGGGTTATTAGTTGTTATTCTTCTTGCATTAGGATTTAATGTAGCAAAAATATTTGAAGGCGTGTCTTTATTTTGAATAATTGTACCATTGGTTGTCCAATTGTTTCCTTGACCTGAGGAGTCTAACCCCATATTTGCAGAGTTATCAAATTTTAAAAAGAAACCATTTGTACCATAAGTAACTGATGGTGCAGTTTTAGGTTTCCAAATTCCTGTTGTTACATCTGTTTCACCAAAAGTTGATGCAGCATAAGAATAACCATCTGTAAAATGAAAATGTGCCATTTGGCCATCAAAAGGTGTATTTGGTAATGAACCAGTAGCAAATGAACCTATAGTATGTAATCTTGCAGTGTTTATATAAGTTGTTTGAAAATTTTGTGATGGATAAGTATTATTAGCTAAATCAGTTTGTACTTCTCCATTTACATATAATCTTAATCTATCACTTGCTGTGCTTTGTGTTGTATCAAATCTAATAACATGATGATACCATCCAGAAGTATCAACATATTTAGCATTTGTTCTTACTTGATATTGTGTGCTTCCATAATAACCACTAAAATTTAATCTTCCAGTATGTAGATATAAATCATCACTATTAGAACCATCTGCTCCTGCATCAAGAATTCCAGGATTTGATGATGTGCTTCCATTCATTTTAATCCAATAAGAAATTGTAAAAGTTCTTCTATTACCCGCTTGTGCAAAAGTTTTTGATAAATATGCTGATGCCATTAACAGAATCCTCCAGAGTTTTGTATACCAACTTCAGACGTTAAAGTAAACGCTTGATCCGCAGTTTGACCTTGAGCATCTGTTGCTCGAATTGTAAATGAATATTGTGTTTCGCTTGTAACTGTTGGCATTGTTCCCGATAATACTGCTCTGTATGTAGAACCACTTACATTTGATGTAGATCCGATTGTTACACCAGCAGGCAAAGCTCCTGAAACAGGAGACGTTGAAATTGTTGAAGCACTATCTGCTGTTATGTCTAAGTTTGCTGAATAAGATTGACCAGATTCTGCATTTGATAAACTTGTTGTAGTCCACACTGGACCATCTGATACTGTTAAATCTGTACCACTTCTGGCTGCATTACCATCTGGATTTGTGACTAAAATTCTAACGTTTTGTCCATTTGTTAAACCAGCTGTACCTGTTGTAAATGAAATAGATGTTGCACTTGTAAATGTAACAGATGTTGCAGATTGAAAAGCACCGTTTGCTCTTTGTAATTCTACTTTTGGTATTGATGCAAAATTCTGTCCTGTAACAGTTATTGTGCCACCTACATCTGCATCAATAACTGTTGGTGTAAAACTAGATATAACTGGTTGTGTTTCAGTCGGTATAGTTGCAGATCCACCTAAAGTTACAGCAACACCATTAATTGTAATTTGTTCGTTTACTAAAGCAGAATTTGGAATAGTATCATTTTGAAATACTAAACTATCGCCGGCTTCACCAATTTGAACGTTAGTTCCTGACTGTGGTATAATTTTGTTAACTTCTAAAGTACTCATTATATAATTACCAAATTACCTGTCACTGTTACAGTTCCTGATACAGTCACTGGTCCTGCTAAAACCCCTGAGTCCATTGTTTGTGTATCAGAAATTGTAGAAGAGTGTGTTGTAACATAAGTTGTAGCTGTCATACTTGCAGACGGTGCACGTTTTGCAGGATAAGTACAAAACACAGTTTTAGTTCCTGCTGAAAAATCCACTTTGTTATCTGAATTTGAAGAGGAGATAACGGTATCTCTAGAAAGTGTATCAGGTGATGCATCTGTTTGTATTTCCGATACCAGCAACAAAAGTTTCAAAACCTGTTTCAGCTGTAGCTGATAGGTTTATTGTTCCTGTGCCAGTAGACGTACTCGTCTGTTTAACTCTGTCGTTAAGTACAAAAGCCATTTATTAAATCCTTTTATTAAGCGTCGCCTAATCTAATAATAGCGTTTGAAGCATCAGCAGTAGGAAACTGAATAACAAAGTCTCCGTTCGTTGCTGTTTTATTGCCACCAAAATCTAAAACTAGTACAAGCTCGTTTCCGCCTCCAGTTGATTTATATATAGCGGCTCCTGCAGCAGTTAGCGTTACTGATGGAAAAGTTAAATCAGCAAAATCAACAAACGCAGTTGTTGTTCCCGCAATTCCATTATTAGTTAACGCATTACCACCAGCTGTGTAAGATGTTCCTGATGAACTAACTTCGCCGTTTCCTGTTCCTGCTAAGTAAACCGTAGAGGCTGTACTATAAGAACCGATACTAGTATATAAAGCACACTTAAAAGCATTACCTCCATTACCAGATGTATCAAAATTAAATGTGCCTTTTAATAAACCTGATTTGAAAGAATTAGGTACTATATTTGCCATGTATATATCTCCTTATTATGGTGATGGTGATTTTAAAGGAGTACGAATAACACCATCTTGGTATTCGTCCCGGCGTCTACGACCTTGTTGTTCGATCGCGTACGATGCTAAAGCTTTTTGATAAGCCTGCATGTAGTATTGTAACATATCTGCAGGTCCTTTCAAGTATCCATATGCTTCTACCAGACAAGCATACAAAAGTAAATCCTGATATTTATTAGATATATAAGTTCCAGAAGTGCTTGCTGCTCCAGATGTTAGGGTGTCTGGTTGTTTTACATATGCCAAAGTTATTTCATATGTGCTGTCTGGTGTTGGTGCAACCACCCAAAAATTAGCATCCCAGTTTCCATAATACTTTGGAAAGCCAGATTGCGTGCTTGGAGTGTCATAATATTCTGCCATGTAACTAGTTTCTTTCTTTTGTAAATATACTTGTTTGTTGTTAGAATCTTTTAATTGAACGTATCTAATAAATCTTAAATCAGATGGAATAGTAACATATCTGTTACCAGCTTGTAGGTTTGATGTTGCATAAAATCGGTTGTCATCAGAATCTGCTTCTCTGTATATTTTGTTTTCAGCATTCTTAATCATTGTGTTAAGAACTGAATTAGATAATACAGCGCTGTCTACCTCTGTATAATCTCGGATATCATCTTGTAAATTAGCTAAAGTATAAGCCATTACTCTTGATCTCCTTGATGTTTTCTATTTATTTTTTCTGCTTTATCAGATCTTACTTCATACATTTCGAGATGCTCATCTTGAGATCTAGGTACAAATATATTTTTTATCCAATTCCAAATTTTTTTAATCATGGCTGTATTGTGACTGGTCCTCCTGATAGACCAATGCCTCCTCCTTGTTTAAGTCCTGTTGTAGCAGTATTTGTTGCTACAGTAAAATGAAAAAAGTTTGATAGAGTATAACTTGTTTCTAAAACCAATGGACCAGGTGTTATTTTTCCAAGAGTAATTGTATATCCTGCAGCTCTTTGAATATTTGATCCTTGTATACCATCAAAATCTTTTATATCTGCAAAAGCAAAAACAGAAGTTCCATTTACTCCTGTAACTGGATTGTATGGAGTTCCTGTTCCTGGTGATATAGTTGGTGCTCCTCTAAACACAACTGTTTGTCCTGTAGTCAAACCATGACCAGGTGCAAAAACATTTATCTTACCAGATCCTGCTTGCATAGTTTCAAAAGGATCTTCAGGTAATGAAAATAAAGTGCTAGGCTCAGATCTATCTGATCTTACATTTAACAAAGCAATAGCATCTGCACCATTTGGTTTTGGTTCTAATTGTGGTTGCTTTGGTTCGTATTCTGAAACATGCACAAACGCACCATTCCATTCTCTGACCATTTCTTTGTATGGAAATTCCATACCTGATCTATCAGATATTGCTTTTGCGAATTTACCTGTTGCGTATTTAGACATTAATCTTTACCTAAAGGTTTATCAACATTGCCACTTCCTTTTAACGTTAAAGAAATTATGTCATTTACATCCATGGCACCTAATAAAGACTTAAAATCTTCAATAGGTAAAGGTTCGGCTCCTAATTCTCTAACTGCTCTTACGTAATCTTTATATTGATTCATATTATGCTCCTGGGTAATAAGCTTTCGGTGTAATATATGTACTAGAAGCTGAACCATCTTCTTGCAACGCTCTTTGAAATTCATCTTCATATAATAATTTCATTTGTTGCGTAAGTTGTGGAGCATACTTCATTGATAAATAATAGGCTAAACCAGAGACCATACATGGTACAAATCTAAATGGTAAATCAGTTGCATTAGTATATGCACCAACATCTTGAATTCTTTTTATAAAATAAAAATGCATATCTTTAGATGCATTTGTAGCGTCTGGTGTTGGATAAACGCTTACACTTACATGATCTACAAACCTTTGTACCCAATATTGATTAGGTGTACCTTTAGCAAGTTTATTTGAGAAACCTGCATAAGTAGATCTATCAACTTTTGTCATTGGACTATCTGATTGATCTGTTTGAGTTCTGTTTGATCTTAATTGTGCTTCAAGAATATCTGAAATTCCATGAACATTAGCGGGAGTTGAAACAGCGTTTGTACCATCGCCTGCTGATCTAAAAAATTTATACTCAGCTTGTCCTTCTACTAAATCAAGATTAAGTTCTCCTATTTCCCAATAGTGAATACCTCTGTTGCCCCATTCTTGAAGCATTATATTTAATGATCGTCTTGAAGTTTTTAATTGATAACCTGAAACATCTTGCATACCAAGACGTTCGAATGCTTCTTCTATTATCTCATCAATAGAAAAAGTTTTATCAAATGTAGTTGTACCCGAGGTAGTGTTAGCCATTTAACCTCCTAGCCAGTATAACCTAAAGTGACTGATCCTGTTCCTGATATTGTAGCATGTACTGTAGTTTCAAATCTTATTCCTTCACCAGGAACAAATATATCTAAACCTTCTGTTCCAAAATGTGAAATAAAAAGTAAATCACCAGAATTGTCTGCACTATTTCTTAATTCAAGTTGACCACTAGCGTGACCTTTCGCTTGAATGTAAGTTATTCTACATGGACCAATATTAGTTGATCCTCCAGCAATTGTTTTTACCTGACCTGTACCTGTTACTCTTGTAAATCTTTGATCTGACATTAGTTCTCCTTAAAATTTAAGTGGGGCCGAAGCCCCACAATAAATTAATTATTACGCTTCTTTAGCAAATACACCTTGCACGTCAACAATCGTCCAATGAGTTGTTGAGTTTAAAGATGCACATACTACAAAGTCACCAACTTTTGATGTACCTTTTGTATTAATAATATCTTTGTTATCTGTCAAAGATCCAGCATACAAAATACCATCGTTAGCATTTGGGCTAATTGTTAATGCGTTAGTTCCATCAGGAGCTGTATTTACGAAAGTAAATATTCTTCCAATAGAAATTGCAGGTAAAGTAAATACCACACCATCAGTTGATGATGTAAAAGTTTTACCAGAATCTGCATTCTGCACTGTGTAGTTAGCTGATTTGTTTTCTAGATTGAATCCAGTAACGCCTGACTCGTTAAACTTACCTTGCAGAACTGGTCCTCTAAACAATGTTTTTGCCATAGTATTATCCTCCTAGTTTT